CTTTGTACTCAATCAGCTTCGATTCGATAAACTCACCTTCTTTAGCCAACTTTTCACAAAACGATTTCATTTGATCTAAAGCATTAAAGCACTTGCTTATGAATTCAGCATGAAGTAACGCTTCGTATTTTTGCTTTGTGTTTAACTGTTCAAAATTCTCACTAATGCAATAGGGAATTCTGGCGATCTTAAATTTTCCTCCCGGAATAGTTCCGATTACATTCCATGCTGATTTAGTTGCGCTATGAGCAACCTTTGTTTTAATGTTTGGATTTTCCATTTTTAATTATTAATCATTAAACCCATTAACTATCTCAATCGATTTATCGAAGTCATTAACCGAAATAGTTTGCTTAATATCCTTCAAAGGAATTTTCTTTTTGAATTTCACTTCAACACTTACGGTTTCGCAAAACCAAATAAATAATGCGAGAAGTATCAAAAAAATAACAAACCTCCGGAAATCTTTCCCTTTTTTGTAGATTACTCTCATGATTTATTTATAAGTAAAGTGAATTTAACTTATCTATTGCAAGATTGGTTCTTTGCAAACTAGCTCTTAACTCTTGCAGAAGAATTTTATTCTTCGCAATAATCTCATCGTTTTTATTGATAATTGAGCGCGATAAAGTAGATTGAGTTTTGAAGTTATCGCTTGCGCGTTGAATCAATGAGCTTAAATAGTCGTTTTCTTCACTTGATGTTAAAAAAGTTGCCATAATTGTAAGTATTATTCGGTGATTAATTCAAATCCACATTGAAAACAAGTATCATCATGATATTCTACCACACTTCCGCATACTGGACATTTGTATTCCTGAGACTGTAGCTTCATTTTGTTTGCCCGTTATGCCGATAGCGAAGCATTAAAACTATTAATTATTTGCTTCTGTTTTTTTCATTCATTTCTTCAAAAGCTTTTGGGCAATCATTGTGATCGAGTTGAACATAAAAACACCATGCGTTTTGACAAGTTAATGAGTCTTCTGCATAAATCGCATAAACATTTCCATTTCTGTCAAACATAATGTCTGCCCATTGATTAGCATCCAAATAATTTGGCTCACCATCTCGTAATTCTTGAAAAATAGAAAAAGCTTCATCTTGAAATTTACCTGCATAGTCGCCGCAATGGTCAAGAATCATTTGAGAAGAAAGATAACCCGTTGTTGTTTCGATTAAATTTTTCATGATCTTATAGTGTTAGTGTTGGTATTTCTTGATAATATTCAATTGAATTAATAGTCTCATTTACAATTACAATATATTTAGTTGCTTTTATTTTTTCAACCTCAGTCCTAAATGCTAGCTTAGCATCTTCAAGCAATAAGTTATCGTCAGTAATAAAGCTAAATTCAGATAAAGATTCTTTTATTTTTGAAACAGATTGTGTGTAAGTTTTCATGACCTTGTTTTTAATTGTTTCGTCTTATTGACTTAACAAAGATAGTTTAATTTACTTTAGTGTACACATGTTTTTGTATTTATTTTTAGTTAAAAGTGAGAATAATTTTAAATTTTCGTATAATTGATGAAAATAAATACAATGGCATTCACAATTGAAGATTATAATGCATTAGAGGAAGCGTTAGCCTTAGGTGCTGTGTCTGTTAAATATGCTGATAAAGAGGTAGTTTATCGAAGTACTCAAGAAATAAAGGACATAATGCTAGTAATAAAAGCTCAGCTTGAAGGTAGGTCTAGCATTGTTCGAAGAAAGTTTGCCATTTCCGATAAAGGTGTTTATCCATCTTACGAATGAAAAAAGGAAATCTCATTGATAGAGCAATAGCAGTTTTTTCGCCTGACGCGGGACTCAACAGAATGAGATTCCGTGAAAGGTTGAGACATTATGAAAGTGCGGCATTCGGCAGAAGAACAAAAATGTTCAATAAGGCTACCTCAACAGGTTCTAATATTGAAGTCGGGCGAGCTTTAGTCACTTTGAGAAACAGGTCCCGGGATTTAGTAAGAAATAATTCATGGGCTAGCAGAGCAATCACAGTAATTTCAAATAATGTTATTGGCGAGGGAATTAGACCTGCACCACAAGGCAAAAAAAATCAAGTTTCAAAGGCTAAGGAACTTTGGAAGTCGTGGGGAGAATCTACGAAGTGTGATTTTTACGGTAAAAATACAATATATGGCCTTCAATCTTTAGCGGTCAAATCGATGACTGAAGGTGGTGACTTTATTATAATCAAGAGAAGGCGAGTACCAATCCCTAGCAACCCATTTTCTATTCAAATACAATTGCTTGAAGGCGACCATTTAGATCATTTACGAGATTATCAACAGTTTACAAATAATTCATATTGTCGTTTAGGTGTTCAATTTTCCGTTGACGGACGTATTGAGGGTTATTGGATTTACGACAATCATCCTACAGACGGAATTAATCATACTATTGAGCTGCAATCTCATTTCATTTCGATAGACGACTGTATTCATGTCTTTGAATTGCTTCGAATAGGTCAGATAAGGGGTGTTCCTCAAGGAATCGCCTCATTTATAAAAATTGGAGATTTCTCGGCTTATGAAGATGCTCAATTGCTTAGACAGAAAATGGCAAGCATGTTTACCGCTTTCGTAAGTGGACATGATTTTTCAACTGATGACTATAAAGCGGCATTATACGACATGTTAGAACCTGGCACTATTCAATATTTATCCGTTGAAGAAACTGTCACTTTCGGCAATCCTCCTCCGGCCGAAGGATACGACGCTTACACGAAGAAGATACTTCAAAGCATTGCTGCTTCGTATAATATCACTTACGAGCAGTTGACCATGGATTATTCAAATGTTAATTTTACGTCTGGCAGAATGGCTAAGATTGACGGACTGCCTTACTTGAGAAATTTACAATATAATCTTGTTGTTCCGCAAATGCTCGTTCCGGTTTGGGGTTGGTTTATGGATTCATGTATAATGTCTGGTTTGATGTCAAGTTATGTAGCTTGTGAATCAACCGACTGGACAGCACCGCGGATTCAAATGCTTAATCCAGTTCAGGAAACAAACGCATTGGTTACGGGAATGCAAGCAGGTATTATCTCATTATCAGAAGTACATAGGGAATCTGGTGGCGATTTAGACGAATTTATAGCCGAATGCAAGAGCGACATGGAAAAATGCAAAGCAGCGGGACTTAATTTTACTAGTTTTGCCCCCTCCAGTCGTTAATTTACAACCTGAAAAAACAGATACAAATGCCAAATAAAAGTATAAAAATAGGAACTCAATTTGCACGCGCACAAGTCGTTCCCTCATCCTATAAAAAAGATTCGGGTACTTTCGATATTGTGATTGCCACCGAAACACCTGTTTTACGAAATGGTTGGGAAGAAGCTTATAATGAGATACTTATTTGCAGCCCTTCGAATGTACGGATGGAACGGGCGAACGGTGGTTTACCGCTTTTAAATGCACATCCGGATTGGTCGGGACGGGTTTTGCCTGAATCGGTAATGGGTAAGATCGAAAATATACGGTTTGAGAATAAAGAAATAATTGGGACGGTCACACCCGGCGCGCAAATGTCCCCTGAAGTTAGAGCCGACATAGAAAATGGAATATTAAGTACATTCTCGGTTGGTTATAAGATATTTAAAGCTGTTCGCGTTGATAATGGCACGAACGCTATTCCCGATTATCAAATAACCGATTGGGAGATGAATCATTCAGCTATCGCGCCTATCCCTGCCGATTTTAATTCTACTAAAAGAAGCTCAAGCGAAGAAAATACAAATGTTTTTCAAATTGATAATTACAAACCTAAATTTCAAAAAATGACAATCGAACAAATTCGAGCAACCGCCACAACCGAGCAACTAGCTCGTTTAGACGCGATTGTAACAATCGGGCGCGCCGCCAACTTGGGCGACATGTCGATAGTTGGACTGTTCAATAGCGAGTCAACCATTGACGCTATTAGATCAGAAAATCCAGCTAAAACACCACCTATTCCACCTGTTCCTGTTCCGTTAGATGCTGACGCTATTCGTGCCGCCGCGACTACCGACATGAAAACCAGATTCGACGCAATTATGCTTTCGTGTCGTGCCGCTAATCTTGAAGATGCTTTTGGTATCGAATTATTCAGAAGTGATAAAACTATCGAGGTTTGTCGTCACGAAATTGTTGTTGAGTTTGCGAAAGCAGACCCGAAAACAAAAGGAGAACATGGCGCGGGGGTTACTGTTGGACTTGAAGCTATTGATAAAAAACGCGAGCTTGCTGAAAACGCAATACTTAATCGTATTGACTCTAAAGTATTCAAATTGGAAGACGGTGCTCGCGATTTCCGCGGAATGTCTGTTCACGAAATTGCTTTGAGTCTTTACGGCGAACGTTCTGGAAAAGTTCAGATTATCGGTAAGGATAAAATGGCTGACATGATATTCGGTAAACGCGACATGTCAACATCGGATTTTCCTTTGTTGCTTGAAAATGTTCTCAATAAAGGTCTTCGCGCTGAATATGATTTAGCACCTGAATATTGGGATCAAATCGCTCGTGAAACTTCGGTTAGCGACTTCAAGCCTAAGGCTCTTTACCAAATTGGTAGCGCAAACGGAATGAAAGAAATGGCCGAAGGCGAAGAAATCAAATTCGGGAGCATGACCGAAGCAAAACAAACTATTTCGATTAAAGAATACGCCGAAGGGCTTTTATTTACTCGTCGTATGTTTGTAAATGATGATCTTTCTGCTTTTTCTAACATACCTACAAAGTTTGTTCGCGACTGGAATTTATTGAGAGGAAATTTGGTATGGGGACTTCTTACAGGTTCTACCGTAATGGATGATAACAAGCAGTTATTTCATGCTGACCATGGTAATTTAGCCGGAACTAATGCAGCAATTACCGATACCTCACTTGCTGCTGCCATGATTGCGTTTAAGGCTCAGAAGGATATTGCAGGAAATAAAATTCGTGTAGCCCCTAAATTCTTAATTGTTTCGAGCGATAAAGAATTTGAAGCACGTAGAGTTTTATACGCCGGGTTAACACCTGCAACCGCTGCAAATATTAACCTTTTTGCAGGATCGCTTACCCTTATTGTTGAACCTCGTTTAGCCGGAAATACTTGGTATTTAGCTGCTGACCCTAGCATGATTGACGGATTATACTATTGTTACATGAACGGCAATTCAGGCCTTCGCTCAAACCGAGACGACGACTTTAGTACTGATTCGGTTAAATTCGGTGTTCGCGGCGAGTTTGGGGTGCGTGCTATCGATTATCGTGGTTGGTACAAGAACGTAGGGGCTTAATATTAACAATATAAGAGAGGTTAACACCTCTCTTTAATATACTTTTTATATGAAAAATTACATTTGCGAAGGTGAAAAGATTCAAGTCACCGCGCCTTCTGGGGGTTATGTTTCTGGAAACGGCTATTTAATAGGTTCTAAATTTTGTGTAGCTGAGATTTCAGCGATTGAAGGTGATACCTGTGTGCTTAAAAATGAAGGCGTTTTTGAACTAGCAAAAGCCACGGGTGCAATTACGATCGGTCAAAGATTGTTTTGGGATGATACAAATAAGGTCATCACGACCGTGGCATTAGCTAATACTTTGGTAGGTTATGCTTATTTGCCTGCCGCTTCTGCTGACGCTACTTGTCAGGTTTTAGTTACCGACAATTCGAATCTTCAATGCGCCGCTGTTGCTGCCTTTGATGCAACGAGTTTAGCAACGATGAAAGCAAGCGGAGACGCTCTAATTGCAGCGATGAAAGCTTCGGGACAAATGGCAAACGCTTAATTTTAACATTTCCTGTATATCTTAACTCATCTACAATAAAATGTATAGGCAAGTGTAAACACAAATAAATTATATCGCATTCAGCAAAATATTTAAAGTGTTTATTTACTGATAGTTACGGAAAATTAATTTATTGTGGAAAAGTTGAGGTAAAAGCATTTGCGTAAGTTACTGTTAATTAATAAGTTGTAAAAAGTAAATAATGGCACTATTTGACAATTATCAAAAGTCCTGCGTAACTACCGCCGCAAAGTTATTTGGCGACATGGCTACATGGATTAGTTCAGATGGTGCTATTATTTTTGAAGGATTGGTTTTTTTCTCTGATCCCGAAAAACTTGCTAGTATTGGGGACGCAGCGATTGCTAATTATTCGCCTTACGACGTTCATATTGAATTTTTTATTAACCAATTCGAAGGCTTAAAATTATCTGTTGATAGCGGGAATTTTGAGGTGTTGATTATTAAAGAGGTTCAATATTACGTGCAAAACGTCTCTCCGATTAAAGATGGTAAGACCCTTATAGCTATTTTACAACCAAAACTAGAATGATGGAATACGACGAATTAGAAGATCAGTTGGTAGCTTTGTTTGGAAAAGATAAAGACGAAAACGGCGAATTAATACCCGAATTCTTTGACATAAAACCATGTCCAGAATTTGAATCGGAGTATTCGGCAAATGCAATGGCTAAAACACGTGTTTTTTGCTACTACGATAGTAGCGATTACTCTAATACTGAACCTATAGATGCAGTAATGCAAGAGGAGACAATTTCTATAGGATTTGATATTAGAGCAAGAGCGAGAAGAGGGGATGTAGGTATTTTTGCAACAGCTAAAAGAATCAAAAAGGTAATTTTAGGCTATAAAATACCGGGATACGACAAGTTTCAATTGTCAACGCTTGTGCCAAATATAAATCCAAAAAATCCAAGTCCAAATGATTGGCACTATTCGCTACAATTTACTACAACAACTCATATTTGCGAAGATCAGCCCGATACTGAGCAAAATGTTTATAATTTAATTACACCTGAAATCATTTCGCAACCATTATGACATTTAAAAATACACACGGCCTTTTATCTTTCACCTGTAATGGCAAAGATAAAATTTCGGATAAAGGAGGCACGTTTGAATTATCCGAAACCGACAGCTACGTAGATACCTTACTTGCTAAAGGCATGATAGAGGTAATTACCGGAGTTTCAAAACAAAATACTAAATAATATGCCAAACGATTTTTTACACGGTGTCGAAACGGTGGCTATTGCTGCTAAATCGAGCATTGTGACGCAAAAAACAGGCGTAATTGGTTTGATTGGCACGGCGGCCGTTCCTTATTCGGTTGTTAAATTAGTGACCAATGAAGCCGAGGACTTAGCCGCTTTTCCTGCTGATGCCGGAACAATTTACGAGTCCTTAAAAACTATACGCAAACAATACGCTAACGCATGGGTGCTAGTTGTGTCGCTCGCGTATGTTTCAGGCACACCACCCACAGCCGAAGAAATTACCGGAACTATTGATGCACAAACAGGTGCAAAAACGGGACTCAAATTATTCGATACATGTCGATCAATTTTTGGATTTAATCCGAAGATTTTCATTGCACCTCGTTATTCGAGCGTCGCCGGAGTCGCAACATCTTTGAAGGCTGTTGCCGATAAATTTAGAGGAGTAGATTATCTTGATGCTGCGGCGGCTATGACTGTTGCAACCGTAAAGCTGTCTCGCGGCGTTTCGGGTGCTTGGAATTTCTCGCACAATCGAACTAAGCTCATTTATGAATATTTTATCGATGAGGTTTCAAATGCAACATTACCGGCTTCTGCTTTATTTGCCGCTAATCGCGCGAAGGTAGACAACGAAGAGGGTTTTTGGGTTTCGAGTTCAAATCATAATTTGATTGGTATTAAGACACTTGAAACTCCAATTACTTTTGAGCTTAACGATGCAAATTGCGATGCAAATCAAATCAACGCGCAAGGAATTACAACTATTGTAAATGTTCCGGGAATCGGTTTTCGCGAATGGGGAAATAGAAATAGTGCTTTTCCGATTAGCAACGATGAACGAACATTCGAGGCAGTTCAACGTACTGACGACATTACGAATGAGGCTATTGAATTAGCCATGTTGCCATATATCGACAAGCCGATGACGAAAGCTGAAATAGATCAGGTTTCGTTTATGGCTAATGAATATATCAACACGTTAATCACTAGAGGGGCGTATTTGCCCGGTTCTTCTGTTAAATTTGAATCTTCGCGTAATCCGGTTGAAGAAATGAAATTAGGACATTATACGTGGACTAAGATTTTCGAAGTTCCGTTGCCGGGTGAGAGATTTACAATTTATTCAACGATTGATTCAAATTTGTTAAAATCCTTAATCGCTTAAGAAAATGGGAACTACAAAAAAAAGAGTACTCCGGGGTGGTAACGTGTATTTCAACGGTACAAGTACTTATGGCGAAGCTGAGGAAATAGTATTACCAGAAATTAAGTTTAGTAAAGCTGAATTTAAAGCCCTTGGCCTTGCGGGCGTTAAAAAGATTTTTACAGGTTTTGAGGCCATGGAGTCTTCTATCAAATGGAAAATTCCTACAAATGAAGTCGCTATTGCTTGCGCAAATCCTTTTAAATCAATTATGTTGATGATAAGAGGTTCTGTAGATGTGTATGGAACTGATCTTGAGGAGGAAATGCCTATTATTTACTATGTTCGCGTTTCGCCTTCAAATTCCCTAGGTGGTAATTTTAAATCAAAAGAAGATTTAAACACAGAGACCAAATTTGATGTTGATTACGTGAAATACGAGGTTAACGGTCAAGAAATTGTTGAGTTGGACGTTGATAAGAACATTTACCGAGTTGGTGGCGAAGATTTATTCGCCAAATATCGCGAAAATACAGGGTTATAATCATTTTAAAATTTGAATCATGGAAGGATATTTCACAAGAAAAATAAACGAGGGAACAGTATCAAGAACACACACCTTAAGCACCTCTACCGAAGATGGACGGATTATTTTAACAATGACTGTTCAAAAAGGAGGTAAGGTTTTAGATAATCTGCTCATTAAATCAGTAAAGAAAAACGATAAATCGAATTACGAAATTGATGATAATGCGAAACAAACATTTATTGTTTCATTAAAAGGACTTCGTATTAATGGTTTGCCTATTCTTTATGAAGATTTAGGTGAAAATTTCACTTCTGACGAATTGATTGAAATAATGGGCTTCGTAAATGGTATGGATATGTCTATTTTCGGAGGCAAAGAAGGCGAAATAACCCCAAACGTTTAATCCCGCTTAGTGATGTAATTTGGCTTTCAAAATACACTATGTCGGGGTTGGAGTATGTTTTGAACATGGAATGTGATTTTTTTGAACAATGTTTAGAGGAGTCACATTTAATTTATTCAGAAGAAAGAAAAACAATTCAATTAGTAGGTTTTCCAAAAACAGAGGAGGAGGAAGATTAAATGGCTGACAACGTAATGAGACTAGGATTGGTGCTTTCGGCTACTGATAAAATGAGCCGGGTGGTCGATCAGGCCGTTACTCGATCTTCGGCTAGATTAAAGAAATTTGCCGAAGCTTCTAGTCGAATTTCAGGAGCTTATTCGTTAATTGGAGGGGCGGCCTTAACAGCAGGAATTTTAAGTGCTGCAAGCGAGGCTGGAAAACAAGCAAAAGCAAATAAAAGGCTCGAATCTGTTTTTCGTTCAATGTGGGGTGATTCTGGTGCTGTTAAAGAAGCTGCTAAAAATCAAGAAGAGCTTGCAAATAAATTAAGCATGTCTACGGGCGTGGACGCTGATATTATCAAGCAAACGCAGGCCAAAATTGCTACTTTTCAACATTTATCAAATAAAACAGCTATAATGAGCGGTGTATTCGATAGAGCTACAAGAGCCTCTATCGATATGGCTGCTGTTGGATTTGGCGAAGCAACACAAAACGCTGTCACGCTTGGAAAAGCATTAGAAGATCCTATAAACATGGCTACTGCCTTAAAGAGAATGGGAACGTTGACGGCTAATGATATTATTGAAATACAAGCAATAATGAGAACTAAGGGTTTAGCTGCTGCTCAGGAAGTGTTATTGAAGGCTGTTGAACGACAAGTAGGAGGCGCGGCAGAGGCTACTGCTTCAGCTACTGACATCATGAGACAATCATGGCTAAGGGTCGATGAGGCTTTAGGAAAAGTGTTTTTGCCAACACTTAAAAAAAACAAACAAGCGAATACAAGTTTTGCGCAATCGATAGTAGATTTAATTGGAAAACATGCTTCATTCGTAGGGGCGTTAGCGTATACGGCTTTAGGTATATTCGGCGTTGGAATGGCTATTAGGGGCGTAACTTCTGTTATTGGCGTTTGGAAAAAGGCTATTGCCTTAGTCAAATTAATGAATTTAAGTAGTATTTTTTCATTTGATATGCTTAGGTCGCGTACTATGTACGCAACAGGGGCTATTGCTAAATGGGGGATTGCCTCTAAAATATCCGCCGCTGGTCAGTGGGTCTTAAATGCAGCTACAGCGGCTTATAACGCTATTCTTTTAGTGAATCCAATAGTTTGGATTATTGCCGGAATTATTGCGTTGGTGGCTGCCGTTGTTATTTGTTGGAAGAAGTTTGCTGTTTTTCGTGCTGTTATAAAAACAACATGGGAGGTAATTAAAGGATTTGGCATTATTTTAAAAGATTATGTGTTAGATAGAATAAAAGGAATAATATCAGGGGTTGGGTCATTGGGTAAGGCTATAGGTCTTTTGTTCCATGGTAAATTTTCAGAGGCTTTTGATGTTGCTAAAAAAGGAGTACGCGAATTAAGCGGCTATGATGCTAAAGTAAAGGCGTTACAGCGATCAAAAGCGTTAATCAGTAGCGTGTCTACGACATATAAAAATACCTTAGCTAATGAAAGAAAAAAAGACACTGAATCATCATTAAAGACTATAGATGAAAATAGCAATGTAGGCAATACTAGCTCTAATACTAATCAAAAAATGGTATATTCACCAACGATTCATATTCAAGGTACGAGTTCAGGGGATTTGAGTGATTTAAAAAAAGTACTAGGTGACAATAAAGCTGAAATGTGGAAATTCATGACGCAAGTAAATAGAAATAACGCGCGTACATCTACCTCTAATTAATAGATTATGTTTTTAAGTTTCGGTGACTTTATTTTTGAAAAATTAGTGCTGCCTCAATCATGGTCGCAAACTTATGAAACTATATATTCACAAGTTCCGATTATTGGCGGAAAACCAATTGTGCAGGGAACAGGCGAAAAGCTTATAGAGCCTGAAATAAGCTGTTTTCTTGCTAGTGAGTTTTGTGATATAAAAAAAACAAAAGCGTTAATTCAAGGATACAGAGAACGCGGGGTTGTTCATACGCTACTTGGGGGTGATGGCATTGATTATGGAAAGTTTGTAATAGTAAGTATTGGTGAGTCTTACAATAGATCGTATGATTCAAATGGGTTTGTTTCAGGGGTATCCTTAGCAATTAAATTTCTTGAATATAATTCGAACGAAACAAGCGAAGATAAAACGGGTTTAGTCGTTACAAGTCAATCGCCACGACCTCAAGAACCAATTCAGCCAATTCCTAGCATACCAATTTCATTATCAAAGGACATGCAGGAAGCCACACTTGCAACTGCTTCTATTTCAAAAGCATCTAAATCAAGTACGCCTAAATATACACAAATCGTTAAAGCGTGTGATAATGCTAATGCGGTTTGGACTTCCGTAAATAATAAAGTGCAGGATACTAAGAAGATAATACGGCGTGCAGCGGATTTGAAAGATTCAGTAGATAATGTAAAATCGGCATTAGCGGCCGTAAAACAAGCATCGCAAGCAAAAAACTTGCATGATTTATACGCAGCTAATACAGTTTTAGAACGCGCGGTTTACCATGCAAATAGTGCAGGTGTTCCGGTTGCTGCATTTGTGGCTTGTAGGGAAACAGGTAAATAGTTGATCCAATGCAATTTACAAAACACTTAAATAAGCAATAAATGCAAAAACCGCCAATTTATCGTAACTGCTTGATTATCAACGAAAATTATCTTCTGCACAGTACGATATTTGATTGGTGTATGCACACTTGTGTACACGTTTTATTGTAGATGAGTTAAGGATTGAATGAAATGTTAAAATAATGGCAAGTGTAAACTACACAACAATATATGGCGATCGATGGGACTTAATTGCTATTGAACGTTACGGAAATATCAAAAGTGTTCCCGTTTTGCAAGATGCAAATCCTTTAGTTCAGCTTTCTCCTATAATTGAAGCGGGGACTAACTTGATTATTCCTATAGTTGATGATTCCGATGAAGCAATTATAGCCGAAAATTTACCACCATGGAAGAGATAGCCAGAAAAGTCTACAAAAAAATACTTTGGAATGGTAAAAATGTAACTGCCGATGTTTCAAAATATATATCTGAAATAACCTATAACGATCACGAAGAGGAGGCTTTAGATGATTTATCAATAAAATTAGATAATTCATTAGGAAATTGGACTGATAAATGG